ATCTTACTTTTAGTCTTAATTTGAGTTAATTCATAATCGTAATAGTTCTCTAGCATCGGAAATAGGTTTGTATATACCCAATTGCCGTCTTTCTTTATCGATAACTTAACGATATTTGAACTTGTTGTATCGCTACCGAATAATGGAGCGCTAACTCCTAAGTCATAAAACAATTGGCCTAGACCACTTTCTACAGACTCATAGACCCCTTCATTACCTGAACCCTTCAATGGAACATTTGTAATTGTTGAAGCAGATGTTACTGGAACAACACCTTCTGGCATTCTGTTTCTCATCTGCTCATCCATAATTTTGGCAACCTTTAACGAAATAGTTGGTTCGCCATTAGAATCAGTAGGTATTTTTGAATGAATAATTCGTACTGTATCAAGCTTATCTTTGATATCGATATTTTCTTTTGCCTGTGCTAGAGATAAAGCATCTGCTAAAGCTCCTGCAAACGGAGAAATAGCAGTTCCACCGTTGATTAATGAACCTTGATCAAAGGTAAAAGCCATACCATCATCTGATACGTAATACCATTTACGGTCATACCATTTAGTTTCATCATCGGTGCTACCGTTATGATATGTGTCATACGCTTGTTGCAACTCTTTTGGCAACGAGTCTCTAACTTCTGCTTTCAACTTTGAAATATCTAGGCGGTACCTATATACCCCATTTTCCATATTCGTTATCCGACACCACTCAACAGGGAATTGCATATATCCAACTCCAGTTGTGTCTTGAATCTTATAAAAGAATGACACACCTTGAATCAATGTTTCCCTAAAGAAATATGGTGCATAGAATGGAATGTTTAATTGATTGATGCCATATGCAATATCAATAAAGTCATCATGCATTGTATTTGCATCCAACTCATATTGTTTATTCCCTAAAACGGGATAAATTGAATAGTTATATGTTGGATGTGCTTGGTAATAATCAATTACACGGCCGATTACACCGTTACTGATATAGGCTTGTCTTAGCGTCGCAGCTATGTTTGCGAAGTTATCTGACGGTCTTTGCAGATATCCTTTAATGCTTGACTTATCCGTTGTCGCAGTTGTCGTTGATTTAAACCGGCTCTTAGGATCTGCAAGAGCAGCTGCATACGATTCATTTCGTTTACGAATAGCAGCTATGCTTTTATTACGTGCTTGTCTGCGTTGTTGTAAAGTACGCCGTCTTTGCGCCAAATTTTCACCACCTAAATCATAAAGTATTCAATGAGATTGCTATTATCTTCTTTTAGATCTTTTTCTAGTTCATTAGCATAGTAGTTACAATATGCTATGGAACTGTACCTATCTTTTGTTGTTGTTCCGACTTCATAGATCTTAATCATTCCAGCACGAACTAAATATTCGAGGTTAACCAATTCATTAACCAGTGCTGTTGCTTGAACGTATGGATACAATGTCCTAACTTGGTCTTCTGCTGACAACTTACGGAACGACTTAGAGGCCTGAAGTTCTTCTCGCTTTTGAATATCATTCATTGGAAGTCTTAATTTACCGTTTTCGATAACACTCTTTAAACCAACTGCAATTTCGTGATTAAATGCCGCATTAGCTTTAACTGTATATACGCACTTAATTCCTCTAGTTTTTGTTCTGTCATTCGTTTCGTCATCATTAATACAAGCCCATGCAGGATATTCAACGTCTCGCTTCTTATCAGTAAGAATCGTTGTACATGCATCAAATACCCCTAGTCCGTTACCATTGGCATCCATAACGACATAATCAGCTTCAAAATCGTAATATAGTTGTTTCAATCGAATAGCTAAGTCTTCAGAAGAGATAGAGTCTTGTATGCTTTCTAGATATACAACTTGTCTCTTATACTCTTCACCGTCACGTAGCAATCTCATTAACGTGAACGCTGACGTATCATTTTTAACTTGTTTATTACCACCCATCAAGGCGATATCCAATGCAACGATTCGAATCTCGTTAACTTTATCTATTCTCTTGAAATTAGATAGGTTTCGAGGATTTGATTTTGCTTTGTTTTCAACATATTCCTCATCTGTTGGGGGCATGAATGTCTTGTTTAATGTTCTTATTTTGTTTAAAGGATCCAACTTAAAGTAAGCTTTTTCCTTTTCACCAATAAACAAGGCTTCATACTCCATATCAAATCCTGTTTGATTAAAATCATCTGCTTTTCGCAAATTATCAATACGGCTTCTTTGTAGAAGTTTATGGTGCATTGATAATTGATATGGCAATAGTGCAACAAAATATTCTGGATTACCCTTGCACATTTCCTTTAAGTATTTCTTAAAAGAAGTCCATATCCAATGCGACTTAAACCATGCAGACGAAATATAAATTTCTTTGTTTTCTTCTGTTTTATAATCCTTGTATTCTGGTCTTCTTAAGTAACCCGGTTGACGTGCGACATTGAGCATTGGTTGTAAAACCTTTTCAACAATATCTTTGTCAATCATTCGAAACTCATCACAAACCAAAATATTGCCACGCAATCCACGCGAATTATCATTTGACGTAACTGCTTGAATCTTTGATCCATTTGGAAACGTCACCGATGTATCATTCAATGAATTTCTTATGTTTTTAATATTCCCAATTTCGTACCTTATAGCAGGATAATTGTTATATAGTTGAACTATCTTTTCTGTAATTATCTTTCCAGCCTGTCCTCGGGTACCAGAAGCTAATATGATATTGCTTCCAGGGTACAAAATACATCTCACAATACAGAAGATAGCTATAAGGAATGACTTCCCCTGTAGTATTGTTATCGTAAAGGCTTTTTATCCTCTACTTCTTATGGTTTTCCATAAGCTCGGCATAACTTTTCATCTACAACTTTACTCGTTTAGATGTCGCGGCCTCGTGGCGAGATTATCTCACTCGCTATGCTCTGCCCCTGACTAAATCTTTAATTTAGCCTTCGGTTCTGATCACCATATCTGTTGACTTAGGTTTCCAGCTTAATTCCGCGATTACAACTAATTATTTCTAACTAGCTAGGCCAGTATTTATTGTGTATTGTTTGTAGATTACATATTTCCTTTGGAGATATACTGGTGCATTCTTATAAAGCTTACTTAATAAAGCATCAGCATTTACACCTACACAGGTTAAACGATGTTTCCATTTGTCCTCTGTGTGAATATGTGTTTTAATGTCATATTTAGATAATCTTTCTTGTACATATTTCAAAAATTCAAGGTTAGAATTTACAATTCCTACAGTTAAATAATCTTTGCCTGAAATATAACCATCACCATCAATAATGCCCAATAAGAAATTAAAGAAATACTTTTCTTCTACTTTTGGAAAATTGGAACGGTAAGTTTTGTTCTGTACAACGCCTTTATCTACTAGATCAAAATACATTTCTGAAGAATAATAACGAACTGTCACAGTTCTATGCCCACCTTGCACATGGACGCCTTTAATCATTCGGTCTTTTTGAGTCTTAAATTTTATATCTGAATCATTACCAAGGGCATCATTAAATTTTTGAAGATGACTACAATCCTTTTCGTTAAGTTCAATAGCAACTTCACTTGTTGTTTGACCGTTTTCTCTTTCTTTTCGGACAATATACCCATCGGCAAACATAAAACCTAACCAATAAGCTTTTTCAGAAGTATCAATATATTCAAAGTAACGACGATTATAATCATATTTCTTTTTACTTAATCCCATTACAGACGCTTTAGTTCTCACTTGCTTATTAGTCTTTTTTATATCATTAAACTTGTTTAACTTATCTGTAATTTCTTGATACGTCATATCTAAATAATGATCTTGAATAAAATTAAGTTCTCTATCTGTGAATATTCTTCTCAATGTATCCTCCTACAAATACACTATTACAAACCTCTCGCTGCTATGTACATAAAGAAATTTGATTTTCCCATCATGTACATCAATATCTTCTGGTATAAAAACAAATGGATTCCTAAATACTGTTTTACGAACGTCTGAGGATTCTTTCTCCAAAATCCTACCCATTCCATTAAATTCTCTTCCCTCTTCTGGAAGTAATTCAGACGTTCCTCGCGACTTTTATTGTTTGTCGTCTGTGTCATCATATAGACTCTCGACCTCTTTCTCGCTTGCCATGCCTATATTCCTTCTCATTGGGATAATGAACCATTTTAGAATGTATTTCATGATGCCCGATGCATCTTCAAATTCCTCACGGTCTGGAACGGGTTTTGTTGTTT